CGTCCCGGTTTCCGAGGAGAGACCTCTGGTTCCGTACGTCGTCGTACATCGTCGCAGTGACCCTGACAACTCTCAACGGCGCAATTTCACGCGCCTATCGAGGGAAGGAAGGATCTTGATGTCCCGTTACTCGAATCACTCCACCTTGGTGGAGAATCACGTGGTAACGAGGCACTATGAGACGAAGTTTTGGGCAGATTACTATCGAATCAAAAACGGTAGTTGCTGCAACCCCGGTTTCACGTGGACTGGCATCTCCAGCTACGACAAGAATGACGACCTGTCATCTCTCGCGTATTCTGGTTTGCCTACTGTCCACTTGAGTTCCCGGCCCAGCGCCCAGGCAATCGATGACCTCATTGCGATCACCCAAACTGAAGCCTATGCATCGCACCTTAACGGGTTCGACCTCCTAACTGAACTGGCCGAAGGTCGTGAGACCGTCCGGTCGGTGGTTGATGGAGTAAAGGCTGCAGCTGGTTCCATTTCTGGCGTCGCGACTAAAGACACGCGAAGCTGGAAGCGGTTCCGCAACCTGACGCCCCGGAAACTGCTCCGCCATGCGGATAAAGCAGCTAGGGCATTGGGAAGTAGGTGGTTGTACTTGCGTTACGCGCTGCTACCAATCATCTATTCCTTTCGGGACATAGCTGAGGTAGCGCGTGACAGCAAGTTTACCTTCGACACGGACCGGTCGTACCGGTCCATCAGCGTGAACGGGGTGCAGACGGGAGAAATCCCTGAAGTGACCTGTCTCGTTGAATCGTGGGATGGGATCGTTCGAGTTAACTCGACGGTTAAATCCGCGTACCACGAAGGTGTCCTCCAACGCGTCCTTGCCCACGTGCCTTTCAATCCGTTTCGGACGGCTTGGGAACTAATCCCCTTGTCGTTCGTCGTGGACTGGTTCATCAATGCCGGCGACGTCATAACGTCGCAGACGGCACTGGACCTTAGTTCACAACGGGCTGCTTGCACGTCGGTTAAGGAAGAACTGATCAGAAGGGTCTACCTCAAGGACTCATCGTCTGATGTGTCTGTAAGGAACTGGAGCCCCGGAAATGTGTGTCGTCCTCCTTACCAGGAGAACCACACGTATCAACGGGATAACTTCGACGTTCTGCAGACGACGACGATCGAGAACTACACGAGAACCCTCTGGTCTCGCCCCGAGCCTACCATCAGCTTCGATCCCTTCGTGGATTGGAAGCGGTGGTTGGATTCGGTCGCTCTCGCGAACCGCCCCACACAACGTCTTCTTAGGAGGCTACTAACATGAGCCTGAAGGTCCAAAAGACCGATCCGTTCGGCGTGACTTTCGCCGACCCTGCCGATCCTGGCAACACCGTCCGGCTCAAGGCGACTCGTTCGCTGAAGAGTCTGGGTGGAGCCAACACCACGAACTACGTTACGGAGATCATCGTCGGTGACGATGTTCCCGTGACCATCGCTGGTGTGTCGACTCAGGACACGGTTTCCGTCAGGATCCGTGTTTCTGGGAGCGCTGAGTCCATGTCAAGGATCGCCGAACTCGTTTCGGGTCTGGCGACCATCTTGCCTACCTGGGTTGGCGAGGATGTGCTCGTTGGCTTTACGCCGACGACCGCCCCCTCCTTCCCTCCTCTCGTTTAAAAGCGAGTGTAGCGCGAGATCATGGACACTAAAAGCGTAACCAACGCCTTCAGGGACATCCTTGGGAGTTGGCAGCCTGCAGAGGCCGCCTCCTTCCCCGAAGAGTTCGCCCTAAAGCGGTACTCTAAGAAAATGGAGGTTCCGGACAGCACTCGCGATGAGGCCCGTCGTGAAGCTTGCTTCAACGACTACGTCTCGTTCGACAGTGCCCTCAGCCTTCCGAGGCTACTGCCAGGAAACTGGTACAAAGCGAGGGTCCTCGTTCATCACTGGATGAGGTCGTTTCGTTTATCTCCTGTTACTTTCACGAGTGGCAGTGAGGCCCACCCGACGCACGGGCTAAACTCTGTGGAGAGTAAGCTTATGCGTTCAAAGTGGGATTGCACACCCGATTGTTGGGATTTGTGGGCACGAACTGCCTACGGATGTTCAGCGATTAAGCGTGCAGCGAGACGTCGCTTTTCGGCAACCATGCTGCGTCGTGGTGAAGATGTTCGTTCGTTCCACGCGGAATCTTGGCGACACTTCAAAGGGCAACGGGACTCCCAGTTCCGCTGCTTTGAGAGGATGCTCAGCCGGGTGACCAGCGTGCGTCTAGCCAGCAGGTTTTCAACCGTAAGGAAGAATAATCTGAAGGATAGGCCGATCGACGTCCAGCCGCTTTGCAACATGCTCGTGCAAAGGCGCATCGGAGAGGGTCTTAGATCTCTCTTGAAGAGAGAGGTCGGGATAGATCTGGATACGTTGGCGGATAGCCACCGTAGACGTATCCGTGATGGGGCTTACGCCACCATTGATCTACAGAATGCTAGCGATAGCGTTCAGCTCGAGCTCGTTCGTTTCCTGTTCCCGGGGAAGATCCATGACCTGTTCGAACAGGCGAGGACTCCCTACACCGAGGGCCTTGATGGGGATTACTATGTCCTCAAAAAGGTCAGCGCAATGGGTTGCGGGTTCACGTTCGAGTTGATGACTGTCATCCTCCTTGCCCTAGGGCTTCAAGTGAGCGACCTCTTTTCCGTATTCGGAGACGACATCATCGTTCCAAACCAACATGCCGCCCAGGTCATTTCCGACCTGGAGAGTGTGGGGTTTGTGGTAAACAGGGATAAAACCTTCGTTTACTCCGAGTTTAGGGAGAGCTGCGGTGCGAACTATCATGACGAACACGGCTACCTGGAGTCCTTCGACTTCGAGTACCCCGCGTCGATTCATGACTGTGTCGTGATCTTCAACAAGGCGTACCGCCTTGCAAGGTCTTTTCCGCAGTTCAGGAGGTTGTATTCGCTTCTGGCCCGCACCGTTCCACCGCTTCTGCAGGGACCCAGCGAAGAAGTAGTCAGCGATGATTACTCCGTCGACGGTGCACGAGGTCTCGACAAGGACATACAGCTC